GTCCCCGGTGACGGCCGCGACTTCTGCGTGTTCCGGTGCAACGAGGTGCAGAACGGCCAGGTCGTCTGGCTCGACTGCGCGTTCGTCGCGTTCGACTCGCTCGAACTCGGCGCCGAGGACTACCTCGCGGGCCTGCACAAGCACTTCGGCGCGGCTTGGATCGACGCGGTCGCGGACGATGTCCCGCAGTTCTGCCACGACCTGAAGCTCGCGCGCTACTACACGGCCGACGAGAAGACGTACACGGCGGGCGTTCTGCGCTGCTACCACCAGCTCGACGCGCTCATCGGGCCGGACACGCAGCCGGAGCCGCTCGTGCCCATCAACCGCGACGCCCTCGTCGACAACGAGGTCCTCGATGTCGCCCACGAGCCAGTGAGGGACGCGTGAACGTCACCATCGGATTCACGACATCGGACTGGTGGGTCTCGCGTGTAATCCGCTGGTTCACGCGCTCCCGGGTCTCGCACGCGGCCCTGCTCCTGCGTGGCACGGACCTGGGCGATCTCGTGCTCGAGGCATCGGCAGCGGGCTTCCGCCTCTCGACGGTGGAAGCTCTGACCCGGGGAACGACCCGCCTCGTCGCCGAGGTTACGCCGGCATCGCCGGTCGACGGCGTGCTGCCCCAGGTCCTACGATGGCTCGGCGAGAAGTACAACTACGCGGGCCTCTTCGGCGAGTCCTGGGTCTCGCTCTGGCGCCGGTTCGGGAAGCGAGCGCGGAACCCGCTCCGCAACTCGACCTCGATGTTCTGCAGCGAGGCGTGCGTGTACGCGCTGCAGCTCGCGAAGTACCCGGGCGCCGATGGGCTCGACCCGCAGAGCACCTCCCCCGAGGACCTGCTCGAGTTCCTCGACTCCACCGGCTCGACGCGGGCTCTCACCTGACGACGCCGTCGTTCGCTCCGCCGGCATCCGAGTTTCGCCGGTCTCGCGCGCGCGAGGGTGCTCGGCCCTCTCGTATGGCGAGCACCCTCGAGAAGTACCGCGCCGGGAAGCTCATCTCGCTCGACGAGCTGAAGCTGCGCGTGCTCGGTTCGTCCGATCAAGCCTCCCGCGACGAGTCGGCGGATTACAGGCTGACCGTCTCCCAGTCGTACGCAAAGACCTGAAGGACCATGCCGCGCCAGAGGCGCTCATCGTCGCGACCGACGGCAACATCAGCGGGAAGGAAGCTTTCGCCCGGTCGCCATGTCGAGCCGTTGACGGCGATGGCGTTGAGCCAGGGGAGACCCTTTGCTCGGCACACGTGGTCTCGGATGTAGCCGAGCTGGTGGCCGATTCCGATGGGGGCGACGTCGGTGACCTCGCCAATCTCGCCGCAGCTGGCCGTCCGCATCTGGAACGCGCACTTCTTCAGGTACTCGAACACTTCTTTGGTCTTCGCGGGCATCGTCATGGGTCCCTCCGTTGCCGACTGCTCAGACATGTCCGACCGAGCAGCCGGCTAGGACGGTGGCATGCCGTCTGTCAGGCGCAAGTTTCATGGTCCAGTTCCGCGTGCTCACGCGGAGCTTCGAGTTTCTGCGGCGACCCCCAGCGGGGCCGGCTGGCACCACCAGCAGGACGACGGGCAGCACGTCTAGCCGCTCCAATTTCGAGCCAGCCACGCGTCACGGCCGGACAGGGTTCCGGCCGGGAAGGGCGAGCCGCTCGAGCGGGACAGGGTTCCCGCTGCTACCCGCTTCGCTTTCGCCGCAGCCAGGCCTCCATGCCGGGCAGCGTCGTCTCCGTGGCCGCCGACGAGGCGGCAGCTTGAACATGTCCCCGTTCGCTTCCCTCGAACGGCCGCACGCGGAAGGCGCGAGCCCCGCAGACCGCCAGTTGCTTGGCGTCTCGGTGGGCCCACGCCTCCCAGTCGATCGTGACGACTCGTCCCATCAGCCGAGCAAGAGCGTGCGCTGCTGGTCGGCCGTCATCTTCGGAACCGCGAGCGGCTGCACCGCGGCCGTCTCGTACCCGAGCTCCGGGATCTTCTCGCCGAGCGCTTCCTCGAGCCAGTTGGCGACGAGGCGGCGGTGGCACCAGGCGCCGGCGTCAGTCGGCTTCTCCCAGCAGAGCAGGTGGGGCTCGGCGCCGCCGGCGAGCTCGTGGAGCTTGTCCCACGTCTCTTTGGGCGTGAGCTGGGCGAGCACCTCCTGGCCGTAGAGCATCACGTAGCGGGCCGGCGTCACGCTGTTGAACCACGTGCCCGGGGCCAGGTCCTTGAAGATCCGGAACCCCGCGGGCGTTCCGCGCGGGGCGAAGCGCGCGATGCTGATGCGGCCGGGGCCTTGATAGGTGGAAAACGAGGCAGTCTTCATTTCGGGTTCTCCTCTCTGAGGAACTTGCAGAAAAGCTAACCATCTCACGCGCTTGAGCAATGTAGAGAGCGCGAAAAGGCGCAGGGAGGGAGTCGATTGTTCGTCGGATCGATTCCCAAGGAGATACTCGAACAGGCGATTCGCGTAATCCGAATCGATACCTGGAACGAGGCCTTCATCTGCTGCTCCGGTAGCTTCCGAATCGAGCGCGCGCTTCACGAGAAGTTCCCCAACCTCCGAATCCATTCGAACGACGTGAGCCTTCTCACGTGCTCGATTGGGCAGCTCGCGACAGGCAAGGCGCCGGAGGTCCACTTCGTCGAGCGCCTCGCCTTCATCGAGCGCGAGCTCGCGGAGATGGGCGCGAGTCCGCAGGATCGCGTGGCCGCGGTCCTCGTGGCCCTCGACATGGGCAAGTATGCCGGCTCGAACGCGTTCGCGCGAGCCCACTTCGCCCATTACGAGCGCAACTTCCGCTCCTACCTCGACCACGCTCGCGTGGCCGTGGCCGAGTACCTGGACGGTCTGCGGATCGACAGCTTCTTCGGCGGGGACTTCAGAGAGCACGCGAAGCGAGGTCTGGCGCGGGGCGCCGGGGTCATCGCTTGGCCGCCGACGTACAAGGGCGGCTACGAGCGGCTCTACAAGTTCCTGCGCGACAACACGCGGTGGCCGGAGCCCTAGTACGGCGTCTTCGACCCGAAGGACCTGCCCGAGTGGGTGATGTCGCTTCGGTCCGCGGGCGCGCAGTTCTGGGTCGGCAGCGACCATGCCCTCGAAGGCCTCGAGCCCGCGTTCGCGTTCTTCAGCGGGCGCAACCGCCCCGTCTACGCGTACGCCACCGCCGACGAGACGAGCATCCGCCGGCGCGGCTACCGCTCGACGCCGTTCCAGTACGTGCCCATCGACGTCGGCAAGCTGACGAAGAAGTCGCACGTCCGAATTATGTGCCCCGACTCGGAGTACATGAACTTCGTCAAGGACAAGTACCTGTCCGCGGGTCTGGCGCACGTCACCGGCCAGATGAACTTCCTCGTCTACGTGGACGAGATGCTCGCCGGCGGCTTCATCTACTCGAAGAGCCGCCTCGGCGCCGTCGACGACATCTACCTGCTCAGCGACTTTTCGCTCGCGCGCGAGAAGCGCCTCTCGAAGCTCATCGCGATGCTGGCGACGAGCGAGCTCCCGGTCCGGGCCTTCGACCGGAAGTTCGTGCAGCGCACCAAGCGCCTGATGACGACCGCGTTCACCGACAAGCCCGTGTCGATGAAGTACCGCGGCATCTTCGAGATCCACGCGCGCAAGCCCGGCTTCATCCAGTACAAGGCCGCCGTTCGGCCCGGTTCCCCCGACGAGGTCTACCGTGACTGGTTCCGCCGATACTCCGCCGGCGCCGCAGCCTGAGGGCGGACTCGTCGTCCGGACGGTGCGCCGGCGGCTCGCGGACCTGAAGCTGCTCGAGGGGCACGAGAACGCGCGGTACATGAAGGCCGCGCAGTTTCAGCTCCTCGTCGAGAACCTCAAGCGCGACCGCGTGCTCACCTCGAGCCCGCTCATCTACCGGGACATCGTCCGGTCGGGGAACCACCGCGTGCAGGCCGCCGTCAAGGCAGGCATCGAGGAGGCCGACTGCCTCGAGCTCGTCGGCGAGTACTCCGACGAGCGCGTTCTCGCCATCCAGCTCTCGCACAACGCGATCAACGGCGAGGACGACCCGAATATCCTCTCCACGCTCTGGAAGGCGCTCCCGTTCGAGGAGAAGCGCTACTCGGGGCTGACCGACGACCAGATCGGCAAGATCGAAGAGCTCGACACGAAGTCGCTCGGCATCGGCGGGCCGGCGTACGAAGAGCTCGTGATGGTGTTTCTCCCCGAGGAGCTCGCGGAGTTCCACGCGCTCGTCAAGCGCATCGAGAAGCGGGCGAAGCGCCCGCCGGTCATGGCCGCCGCGCTCCCCGACTTCGAGAAGTTCTTCGACACCGTGATCGCCGTCAAGAAGCAGCTCAACGTGCACAACACGGCACTCGCGGTTCGGTTGATGGCGAAACTTGCCTGCGAACGGCTAAACCAGATGGCGTCCGAGGAGCCCCAGGACGACCAGCCGCAGGCCTGAGGTGTTGCGATGGGCAGCCGAGGAGGCCGTCCCACCAAGTTCGATGTCGAGAAGGGGCAGCGGGTCTGCTCCGCCCTCTCCGAGGGCCTCTTTCTCACGGACGCCGCGGCGATCGTCGGCGTCGATGTTCGAACGGTGGAGCGTTGGATCGAGGCGGGCCGCCGAGGGCGCGAGCCCTACGCGGGCTTCGCCAAGGACGTTGACCACGCGAGGGCGCAGTTCGTCCTGCTCTCGCTGCGCAAGATTCGTGAGGGGGCCGACGACACGCGCGGCCTGCGATGGCTTCTCGAGCGACTCCGACCTCGCCAGTACGGCGACCGCGTTCAGGTGCACATCGAAAACCACGTGAACGAACTCCTGGAGCAGCTCGAGAAGGTCCTGCCGCCCGATGTCTACGAGCTCGTCCTCGCGGTCGCCAGTGGCGAGGGTGGCACGGCGACGCCTCCAGAAGCTGAGAGCCGAGCGGCCATCCACTAAGCCGCTCAAGGATCTCCCGCTCCCGGAGTTCATGGAGCGGCTCTCGCGCCGGGTCGTCGGCCCGTACGCGAACCTCGACCGGCCCGACCACATCGCGCCGTTCGTCGACCTCTTCGAGCGCATCCAGGCCGGCGAGACCGTCTTCGCCGTCGCCGACACGCCGCCGCAGCACGGCAAGACCGCCGTCGAGCTGTACGGGGCGGTCCGGTACCTGCTCAACAAGCCGCAGTACTCGGTCGTCTACGCCTCCTACGGCGCCGAGTTCTCGAACGAGCGCTCCCGCGACGCTCGGATGATCGCCGAAGCCGCCGGCATGCGGCTGATGACCGACAAGGTCACGCACTGGCGGACGAGCGGGGGCGGCAGCTTCATCGCCACGAGCGTCGCCGGTCCGCTCACCGGCGAGCCTTCGATCAAGCTCATCATCGTCGACGATCCGTTCAAGGATCGAGCGACGGCCGAGAGCAAGGTCGAGCGCGACAAGATCAACGCGTGGTTCTCGGGCAGCGTCCTTTCGCGCGCGCATCCCGACACCAGCATCATCGTCTGCCACACCAGGTGGCACACCGACGATCTCATCGGGCGCCTGAAGCTCGCTTCCCGCGAGCTCACGCCGGAGGAGCTGGCCCAGGGGCTCTCCCCCGGCAAGCGCTACGAGCACGTCCACCTGCCGGCGCTCAACGAGCGCGGCGAAGGCCTCTGGCCGGCCCGTCGTCCTCTCGCCTGGTACCACCAGCGGCTCAAGGACAACGAGTACGACTGGTGGTCGATGTTCATGGGCGAGCCCCGCCCGCGCGGGGGCGCTGTCTTCGGCGACGTCACGCTCTACGACGCCCTGCCGTCGTTCTACCGCGTCGCGATCGGCGTCGACCTCGCGTACACGGCGAAGACGTACGCCGACTACTCGGTCGCGGTGGTGCTCGCCACGGCGCCGGACCCGAACGATCCGGAGCAGCAGCTCTTCTACGTCCTCGACGTCGTGCGTCTGCAGGTGCAGGCGCCGACGTTCGCGGAGCGCCTGAAGCTCCTGTCCGAGACCTACCCGGGCGCTCGGATGATGGCGTACGCGTATGGCACGGAGATGGGCAATATCTCCTGGCTGCGCAAAGAGGGCGTCAGGATCATCGGCAAGTCGATGACGGGCGACAAGTTCGTCCGCGCGCAGCCCGTCGCCGCTGCCTGGAAGCACGGCCGGGTGCTCCTCCCCCGAACGCGCGGCGCTGTCGACCCGACGCTTCCGGAGGGGGAAGCGCGGCGCGCGCCGGAGTGGCTCAACGACTTCATCGGCGAGGTCGCCGTCTTCACCGGCATCAGCGACCCGAACGACGATCAGGTGGACGCGCTCGCGCCCGCCTACGACCTGCTCGCCCGAAAGAAGAAGCAGGACGATGGCGGATCCGGCGTCGTCGTCGCCGGCACCCCGCTCGAGGACAGACCCGTCGGACTTTGAGGACAAGAGATGCCGACGAGGACCGCGCAGCGCAGAGGACAAGTCGCGCTGCCCGTCCGGATGTCCGGCGGCCGAGCCTCGGGAGGTCCTCCCGGCGTCGCCATCCCTCCGCGCAGCGCCGCTCCCCTGCAGTACCCGCCCGTGTCCACGAGCGTCGCCCACCGGGCGCTGTCGCCTTGGCCGCTCGTCGACCGCTTCCCGACCGTCATCGGGCAGCAGCTTTCGTTCTCGTACCTCGCCAGCACCTTCCGCCTCGCGACGACTGGGTACCGCCAGCAGTACGTCGACCTGCTCAACGAGCTGCTCGAGCAGGACCCGCACCTCTACTCTGTCGTCCAGAAGCGGATCCTGTCGACCGCCAACGGTCGCGTCGACGTTGTCCCGTTCGACGTCCCCGAAGAGGACAAGTCGAATCACGACTTGGCGCTTCGCTGCGCCAGGATGGTGCAGGCCGAGCTCGGGCGCATCCCGAACATGGCTCAGCGGCTCGCCGAGCTCCTCTGGGGCCTCTACTACGGGCTGACCAGCCACGAGATCTTCTGGACGAAGGACGGCGACGGCTGGCACGTCGACCGGCTCGGGTTCGTACACAGCCGCCGGCTCTCATATCCCGACTACAATTCGTGGGATCTCTATCTGTGGGACCAGGGTCAGGTCCTCGGATGGGAGTCGCCCTGGGGCTCGTCGCGGACGAACAACGGCATTTTCGGCCTTCGGGTGGCCGACTGGGCCGGCAAGTACATCGTTTACGTCCCCGCGCTGCGCGGCGACTACCCGACCCGCGACGGCATCGGACGGCAGACGTCGACGTTCGCGACGGCCAAGCGCATCGGTGTACGCGGCTCGATGGAGTACCTCGAGCGGTTCGCGAAGCCGATGATGGACACCTCGTGGACGACCCGCGAGGAGTCGCCCGATGGCCAGACGTCGGTCTCGCCGCGCAACGCGACGAAAGAGGACATCGAGATCGCGACGCGGCTCGCCGCGCTCGGCCCTGGCAGCGGCAGCTACGCGGCGCACCCCGACTCGGTCAAGCTCGAGCCGAAGAGCGCGGACGGTTCGGCGAGCGCGAAGATCACGTACGGCGAGTTCGTCACGCTCTGCAACGCCGAGGAGAGCAAGGCCGCCCTCGGCGGCACGCTCGGCACGGAGGTCGGATCGACCGGCGGCAACCGCTCTCTCGGCGAGGTGCAGGAGCGCGGCGAGGCGGATCTCGAGCAGTATGACGCGAAGATTCTTGGCGAGGTCCTGAAGCGGGACCTGGTGACGGTGCTCGTCCGGCTCAACATGCCGGAGGCGCTCCACGTCGTCCCGAGCGTCAACATCCACGTCGAGACCGATCCGGATCCGAAGTTCCTGATCGAGTGCGCGAAGGGGCTCACGGAGATCGGTGGCGAGGTCGATCTCGACAAGCTGTCCGAGGAGACCGGGGTCGCGCTCATACCGAACGAGACGGGCAAGCCGCGCCGGTCGTTCCGCTCCGACGTCGCCGACCCGTTCCAGGTCCACCCGGACCTGATGAGCGACGAGGCGAAAGCGCAGATGCAGGCCGACAAGGCCGCGGAGCTCGAGCTCAAGAAGCACGCGGCCACCGCCCAGGCGCAGGCCGCGGCGACGCGCGGGGCCGGCGATGCCGCCCCGGAGAAGACGTCGAAGACGAAGCCGCCCAAGGGCAAGAAGGCGGCGAAGAAGGCCTCGAAGGGGGCGGCGGGCGGCAAGGCCGCGCAGATGACCGACGCCGCCGGCGCTTTCCGCGGTACGAAGGCTTGGGAGCAAGCCGTCGCCCAGTTCCGCGCCCTCTGCAAGGATGGGAAGGCTCCCCCGAAGCGCAACGCCGCCGAGGTCGCGAACGAAGTCTTCCGGCAGATGGCCGAGGACTTCCCCGCCGACGCGATCGAGTGGATCCACGACGTCCCCTGGACGGGGCCCATCGAGATCGACACGGACTCGGTCGACTTCGACAACGCCAAGAAGTGGCGGGCGTACAAGGAGCCTGACCGGGTCGGGTTCTTCGAACGCAAGCTCATCGACGGCGAGACGGTCAAGCCGATCATCCTCGTGAAGCGCCCCGGCATGAAGAAGCTCATGGTGGTCGACGGCCATCATCGCGCGCTCGCGTACCGGCGCGGCGAGATCGAGAAGGCGCTCGTCTACGTGGCGAGGGTCCCAACGGTGGTCGGAGCTTGGGACACCACGCACGACTCCCAGCGCGAGCGCACGTCCGGCTGACGAGCGGCCAGCTCCCCAGCACCAAGCAACCGAGGCGCGCCGCGCGCGCCGTCGAGAGGCACGCGCATGAACATCTTCAACGAACACGAGATGGGGAACATCACGGCCGAGATTGGCCTGTTCGAGTACCCCAACGGGGCGAGCTTCACCGGGACCAACCCGCTCGCGGAGACGCCGATCGGAATGCTCGGGCCCGGCCCGTACCAGATCGCGATCGGGTCGGTCATGATCCACCCGCAGTTGGCCCTGACGGCGAACGACTCGAACTACGCCACGATCACCGTCTCCAAGCGGACCGCAGGCGGGGCCCCCGTGACGATTGCGTCGTGCACGACGAAGACGTTGGGCGGTGGCGGCACGGGCAACTGGACTGCCTTCGCCCCGGTCGCCATGACTGTGGCCGCAAACGCCTTCATCTCGCCGAATGACACGATCACGATCACGATCGGGAAGACGGGTACGGGCGTCACCGTGCCGCCGTTCTACCTGGCCGGCTACCCGACGGTGAACTGAGCGGGGCTCGCGATGGCCGAGCAGACGGTCACGATGGACCTCGCGGTCGGCGACGTCCATGCGCCGGGCACCGTCGGCGTCA